TAAGCACGCCTACTCCGATACGACCGACAACAACCCGAGCGCCAACAACATGATCAAATCCGGGTTCTTACTACACACACCTAAAGTACTGTATTCTTTTGCACGAGCGTTGTATTGGAAGAAAACTCTGTGCCGTATAAAGACCCGACCGTAAACAAGACCAAGCAGAAACAGTACTCTAAATCGTACTATCAGAAGAACCGCGAAGTAACACTAAAGCGAAACGCAGCACGTAAAGCAAGAGAGCGTAGACGGTGGCTCAGGTTCAAAGCTGCCCAATCATGCACCCACTGTGGCGCTAAGCACCCGGCGATCATCGACTTCCACCACGTAATCCGCACCAACAAACAGTCTGTAAACTATCTGGCAGCGAAGGTGCACAAGGTCGATGCGGCCATCAAAGAGGCCACAGAGAAGTGCATACCGCTCTGTTCCAACTGCCATAGAATACTTCACTGGAAAGAGCACAAAAGTCGTGCTCGGGCTAGACAACGGAAACGCCAAAAGAAATAATGGGTTATGGACTTCCATCCACTGCGGCCTACTAAGTGGTCTGACAGGCTGGCGTTTGACGTTGCCCTAACACTGGAGGGTAGCGGTGAGCCACTGTCGGATGTACTTCAGAGGCACAAGATTACATCTTCGGAAATTCTCGAGTTCAACGCCGACCCCATCTTCCTGAAGAAGGTAGATCATTTCCGCACGGAAGTGCGTGAGAAGGGGATAACTTTTAAACTCAAAGCTCGCGCACAGGCCGAAGAACTTTTGACTACATCATGGCTCCTTATCCACGATCCAGCCGTCTCGCCTGCTGTTAAAGCAGACCTTATCAAATCTACGGTGAAATGGGCAGGACTGGAGCCGAAAGACACGCCGCAGGAGCAATCCGGTGGCGGGGTCAAAATCACCATCAACTTGGGTACTAGACCTGAGGATGCCCGAGTAATTGACATACAACCGGAAACCACAGATGCTGACACTTCCGACGAGTCTGAGCAGGCGCTTTCATACGACGTTTGATGGCTACGAAGCCGCTGTATTCGACAACTCAGTGGAGTATCACAACTTTACGAGTGCACTGCGTGATGCAGGGATATCGTTTAAGACCAAGATTGCCAAGATGAAGCGCAACGGGAAGAAGGTTCGTAACTTCATTGTGCTACTGGTAGAGGACGCACCTCGTGCCGCTTGAGTTGCTACGCAACTCCACCACTTAAAAACTTAATATGCCACTAGAAATCAACTACACGCCACCCCCCACAGGGGCCAAGTTCATGGAGTCAGACGCCAAGATGCGCGTTCTGATGGGGCCAGTTGGTTCGGGTAAGTCTGTAACTTGCAGCTTTGAAATTGTGCGACGGGCCAGTATGCAAGAGCCTGACTCGCAAGGAAGACGCCGCACGCGAGCGGCTATAGTGCGCGAGACTGCACGCCAGTTGCAGGATACAACCATTAAGACGTTTCTGGATTGGTTCCCGCCGGGTCAGTGCGGGGAGTACATGCGCACCACCAAGACTTACTTCTTCAAAGTCGGTGAGGTCGAGTGCGAGATTATGTTCCGTGCGCTAGACGACGCGGACGATGTGGCTAACCTGAACTCCTTGGAACTTACCTTCGCTTGGTTTAACGAGTGCCGGGACATTCACCCCGATATCGTCGATGCCATGAGTAAGCGCATCGGTCGTTTCCCATCAGCCAAGGACGGAGGGCCGAGTTGGCACGGGATGTGGGGCGATACTAACCCGCCGACGATGGACACTTGGTGGTACTACCAGCTTGAGGGACTAGATCCCAAGGATGGGGTGTCGTCGAACAACAACGGGTGGGCTGTGTTCAAGCAGCCGTCCGGACGTTGTCCGTACGCGGAGAACATCGAGAACCTGCCCGATGGGTATTACGACACGCAGGGTCGGTCTGAGGAGTACATCCGGGTATATATCGACGGTGAATACGGCCTCTCATCGGCGGGTATGCCGGTGTATAAGTACTTCAGGCCGGACTACCACATGGCCAAGAACACCCTCCGCCCGGTCGTAAATGGGGTAAGACCCATCGTAATTGGGATGGATTTGGGGTTAACCCCGGCTGCAGTTATCGGTCAGCAAGACCCGCGTGGTCGCGCACTGATACTTGACGAGTGCGTATCGTTCGACATGGGCGTGCAGAGATTCGTGAGAACCTTGCTTAAGCCAATGCTTTACGAAAGGTTTCCGGGGATTCCTTTATTAGTGGTGACCGACCCGGCTGGTATCCAGCGTGCCCAGACTGACGAGCGCAGCGCTGTGGATATCATCAAGGCTGAGGGACTTAAGGTCATCCCGGCCAAGACTAACAACGTGTCTGCGCGTATCAACGCGGTGGACGAATATCTTATGCGTCAGGTGGACGGCGATCCGGGCTTTGTGGTCGACCCTCGGTGTACCCAGTTGAAAGCTGCCATGATGGGCGGCTACCGGTACAAGCCTAAGGGTAACGGGGAGATCGACAAGAACAAACATTCCCACGTAGCCGAAGCATTGCAGTACCTGATGCTCCATATTGCGAACGCGAGTGACTCTGGCAATATACCCTACCGGCGAGAGGTTAAAAGGGTTGCAGCCTCTGGCTGGACTTGATATGTTCCCTCTCGCATTGTTGTTACCTCTGTGTGCTACTAAATCTCCCGTAGCTTTAACCCCCGAGAATCCCTCGGGGGTTCTTTTCCTATTTGACTTCTGTTAGATTTGTGGTACAAACCGCACAACGCGGAGGAGTATTCGCATGAAGTGCAACAAGCCCTACTCGGTCAAGTCGGACAATCCTAAGATGTCGGGTTCGGAAAAGCCCCGAAGCTATATGGGCGGTGGGATGATTAAGTCGTATCAGATGGGCGGCATGGTCGAGAAGCCGATGCCTGCTAAGTCTATGTCGAAAGGCCCCTCGCGTCGTCTCGGCCCGGCTAAAACCCGCGCTAAGCAAGAGATGATGATGAAGGAAGCCGAAGGCAAGAGCATGACTGAGAAGATGCAGGGCGCTTACCGAAGGTTCTACGGCAAGTAAACTAAATGGCTGGACTAACCTTTCTTCGAGTCGTTAGTAACGACGAGTTGTCCAAACAGGAGCAGGCTGCATCAGATGCGGCCATGCAGGCTCGTCAGAATCAGCCTGTAATCTTAGGGTTAGTTGGTTATCTTCGTGAGTGTTGGGACGCCGCCCAGATGGCTAAGAAGCCTCTGGAGAATGAAATGCTTCGCGCTTTGCGTCAGCGCAACGGTGAGTACGAGACTGACAAACTTGCAGCCATTCGTGCGCAAGGCGGTTCCGAAATCTACATGATGATCACTGAGGTCAAGTGCCGCGCTGCGGAGTCTTGGCTTCGAGATATCTTGCTGGATAACGGTAGCCCACCGTGGGACTTACACGCTACTCCGATTCCGGATTTAGCACCTGCGCAAACGCGAGAGATTCAGGCCGAGTTTGCTGAGAAAGTCCTGAAGATGGTGCAGGATTTGGGTCAAGCCCCAAGTCCCGAGCAGATGGCTGAGATGAAAGAGATGGTCTCTCAGGACTATCGCTTCCGCATTTTGCGTGAGTCTCAGGCGCGTGCTGACCGTATGAAGTTGAAGATCCAAGACCAGTTCGCGCATGGCGGCTGGGAGAAGGCGTTCAACGACTTTATCACTGACTTGGTTACTTTCCCGTGTGCGTTTGTTAAGGGCCCGGTTGTGCGCAGACAGCGCACGTTGGGCTGGAAAGTACTACCATCTGGGCAGACAGTGGTCGAGCCTGTCGACAAACTTGGCCCTGAGTACGAGCGCGTAGATCCCTTCCGTATGTACCCCGAGCCGGGTATCGAAGACTTCAACGAAGGGTACATATTTCAGCATCATCCGATGACCCGCATGGATCTATCCGAACTTATTGGCGTTCCGGGTTATGACGAGGATGCAATTCGTAAAGTCCTTGAAATTGGCAATGGTCAGTCTTGGATTAACGAGGATGTTGAACTGATTAAGGACGAGGAGGAACGCAAGTACTACTCATACATGCGCCCGACCGAAGTGTACGACGCTCTGGAATTCTGGGGCAAAGTCAGCGGCAAGATGTTGCTTGAGTGGGGGATGACGGAAGACGAAGTTCCAGATCCCGCCAAGGAATACGACGCGAACGTGTGGGTAGTGGGTAATTACGTTATCAAAGCGGTTCTTAACTATGACCCGCTTGGAGAGAAGCCGTATGCGAAAACCTCCTTCATCAAATGTCCGGGCGCGTTCTGGGGCAAAGGTATCCCGAAAATCATCGAAGACCTCCAAAGCGTCTGTAACGCGGCGGCGCGAGCCCTCGTCAACAACATGGGAATCTCCTCCGGCCCCCAAGTTGAAGTCAACCTTGAGCGAATCCCTCCCAACGAGGACATCACTCAGCTTACTCCTTGGAAGATTTGGCAAGTCACTAACGACCCTCTGGGATCAAGTGCGCCAGCAGTACGATTTACTCAGCCAGAAGATAATGCTCAGACCCTTATGGCTGTATATGAGCGCTTCAGCCGTCTTGCTGATGATCATTCTGGTATTCCTGCTTATGTCTATGGCGACCTGAACGTACAGGGCGCTGGCCGAACTTCGTCTGGCTTGTCGATGCTTATGGGTGCTGCGGGTAAGGGTATCCGTCAGGTAGTCATGCACATCGACATGGATGTGGTTAAGCCTATTGTCGAGCGTCAGTTCATCTACAACATGCGCTACGACGAAGACGAGAGCATCAAGGGAGACGTTGAGGTTGTGGCCAAGGGTGCCGTCAATCTTGCGGTCAAAGAGACCGTCAATCTCCGCAGAATCGAGTTTCTCAACGCAACCGCCAACCCGATCGACGCCGAGATTCTTGGCCGCGACGGACGAGCAGCGATCCTTCGGGAAGTTGCCAAGGGGTTGCAGATGGATGTTGATGAGGTTGTCCCGTCTCGGGAAAAGGCAACGTATCAGGCTAGAGTGGAAGCGCAGGCGATGGCCCTTGCTGCTGAGCAGCAACCGGCGCAGCCTCAGAGTGGAACACCCACGCTACCTGACGGCTCTCCCAAAGGCGGTGTAGAAGCCACGACAGTCCGTGGCCCTAGCGGGAGGGCGGCATGATCCGTCCTGAACCCAAGGTGATTAAGGCTGTTGCTATGGCCGTCCGTCAGTACCCGGAGATTCTCCAGTACTTAAGCGACTGGCGTATGCACGAGCTTGAGAACCTCCCAAATGCAGTTAACAACTCGGCAGTCTCACAGGGGCGCTGCCAAGTTTTGGGTGAACTTTATAAGTTTGCCAAAGATGCCCCTGATCTGGCGGCAAAGATTTGATCTCGCCGTCTAATTAACGCATACCGATAGGAGCGTAAACATGGCCCTTCCAGAGCAAATTCGTAAACAGTCCGAGGCTGTCCAAGAGCTTTACAAGCAACTCAATGCTAATCAGGAGGAAGCAGGCAACCCTGCCGATGAGCCTTCTGCACCCGTTGAGAACGCCGAAGCTGCCCCAGCCGACGAGAATACTGAAACGAACAGTGCTGCTCCTTCACCGGCAGTTGAGCAAAAAGCTGGTGATGAAAAGGTGCCGGAAGAAACCGTCTTGCAGAAATACAAGACGCTTCAAGGAATGTATAACGCTGAGGTTCCGCGTCTGCACCAGCAGAACAAAGAACTGAATGGTCGTATACAGCAGATGGAGCAGTTGCTTGCTTCTCTTTCTGCGCAGCAGTCTGCTGTTCAGGCCCCTGTACAAATTGAAAAACTTGTCACTGACAAGGACGTTGAGGAGTACGGGGAATCGCTTGATGTGATGCGCAAGGTCACCCGCGAGGAACTTGGTTCCGTCGCTTCGCGTATCGCACAGATGGAGAAGATGCTGAGTCAGCTTCAAATGAATGTGGTTCCGCAGGTTCAGGCTGTCGCACAACGGCAGGCTGTTTCGGCAGAGCAGCAGTTCTGGGCCGAGTTGGCTGGCAACGTTCCTAATTGGCGTGAGGTCAATGACAACGCAGACTTCCAGTCTTGGTTGTTGGAGATCGACCCGCTAACTGGCATTAGCCGCCAGACGTACCTTGAAGATGCGCAACGGTCGCTTGATTCGCGGCGAGTTGCAAACTTCTTCCGCACTTGGCTTGAGAGTAATGGACAAGCCAATGTTGCTCAAACACAGGCTCGCGTTACTGCGCCCGAACTGGAGAAGCAGGTTGCCCCCGGACGTTCGAAGAACTCGGGAACTCCGCAAACCAGCAAGGCTCGAACTTATACCCCGGTCGACATCCAGAAATTCTTTAACGATGTTCGGTCTGGTAAGTACAAAGGGAGAGAGCAGGAGCGCGATCGTATCGAACGCGATATCTTTGCCGCACAGCGGGAGAATCGCATCCAACTTAATGCGTAATTAGAAGGAGTTTAAAATGTCTTATCCTGTTGCACCGGGCCGCCCGAATTACAGCGGCAACTTTATTCCTGAGCTTTGGTCAGGCAAGCTGATCGAGAACTTCTACGATGCTACGGTTCTCGCGGCTATCTCCAACACGGACTACGAGGGCGAGATTCGCCAGTATGGTGACACGGTTAACA